TTAGATCACTTGCTTTGCCATTAGGTATTATAGTTGGTAATGGTTTATGTTCGATTGTATGATTATGCTCTGCGACGACACCTGGTGGGTTAACTAATACTACATCAGCACATACCTTATAGTATGGTGACTTTTGATGAAACATGATGCCAGCTTTCATCAACTCTCCACAGTTTTTCAAACGAGCTATCTCAAAATCTAATCTTTTATTTGCTACACTCTGGTTCATTAATGCAATATTTGCTGCTGCTGCATCTTTACATTGTTGCTGTAGTTCTTTATCTAATGGTTTTGACCATGTAGCAGAGATACCAAGTGACACTGTGCTACTATCTTTTTGTCCTGTGCGAACTGGTTTATAATATAAAATCTGGCCGGGATTATCTGGCACATCGTCATTATCTGCGTCTACATTGTTGTACACGGGATCCATATAATAATCCTCATACGGCCGCTTTACGGCTATATTTCCGGTGAGGAAGGGAGTAACGTTCATGGTAGGGCCTTGACACTGTATCCCGTTACCATAAGTGTTTGTAATATATGGGCCTTGTAATACTTGTATAGCTTGGTTTGTAACTGAGCCTGAAGAGTTGGCTACAGGGTTTGCAGTCGCAGAGACACCACCAATGTCACTCGCAAACGAAGGTGTTGCTGTTCCAAATGTGAGACACAATGAGATCAGTTTGAGAACGTGCTTGTTGTGTTTGTTACGCTTTGGATAGTTGTTGTCCTCTGTATTATTGTGTGATTTGAGAGGCCTGGCCCAGAATAACTTTCTGTGAATTGAAAGGCTTCTCCGGGTGTTGTTAATGTGAAGTTTGGTTTGTTGTTTAAATCCAATCCAGTCCATGTTGAAGTCACTCCATTCAGTGTGTTGCTATTTCCAGTCGTTGATGGTGAGGAAATAGTGTTGCCATCATGTTGTATATTTGTTCCTGTTATGACATACTGATAGCCAGTGTCATAGTTCATACTATTTATGGTCTCTGTCACAGTGCTCGTTGTTTCCGTCGTGCTCGTCATCGAGCCCTGAGTGAAATTAGGCACCACAGGAACAGACATCGCAGTCGGGACATTCGCAGTCAGGGCAGACACAACCACAACCATCGCAAGTTTTATCTTGGTGGTTATGAACTTTTTGCCACTGTTGTGCTGCCAAGTTATCAAGGAAGTCATTTATCATTGAACGGTAAGCTCGTTTACAAATTGTCCAGTAGCTACTGTTCCAGCTCCACCTGCTGTTACCGTGATAACACCTGCACTTGTGATAGTACCTGCTAATGTATCTTTTGTACCAGCTGCTGTTGATACCTGACTTGAGAAGTTACCAACTTGACCCACTGTTGGAGCTGATGTTGCTACTGCATCACCTTGGATGTATGAACTCGAAAAGCTGAAAGCTGCACCTGCTGTATCTTGAGTTGCTGCAATTGTACCAGGAGCATATATGCCTGATGTGATAGTTCCTGCAGATACTGTACCTGCTGTTGTACCATCTGTTGTATCAATGTTTGATCCAGAGATCGTATATGTTGAACCAATCCTATCAACCTGAGTTGCAGCTGCGTTTACACTTAACTGAACACTACTTGATAATTTATGAGTTAGATCTGCCATTGCAGGTGAACTAAAACCCGCTAACAATAATATAGGTAATAGTTTTTTCATCTGTAAATGTACCTATTGATATAGCTTTATTTAGCGTCCAAATATTTACATATTATAACATTAAATTAAAAGCTTGACAACTGTAGCAACATACACTATAGTATATTTGTTGGACGCAACATGGGAGTGACTGAATAAACTTACTGGCAACCGCTGGTTAAGGTGATGAGACACAGGTGGTGCTGCTACCGCAGGGTAGAACCGACCTACCAGTCGGGTCTCAGGCAATAACGTTTTTACTACTGTAGTAATGCCCGTTATTTGTTGGTACACAGGAATCCAACCTCCCTCTTTTCTTTTTAGACCTAAGATGCAACTCAGAGAGTGGGGCAGATGGTCTTATTTTTTTTATATGGAGTAAATGAAAAAATATATTTTTGATGTTGATGGTACTTTAACACCAAGCAGACAAGTAATCGAATCTGATTTTTTAAGTTACCTTTTGGCATTCGCTTCAAATTGTCAAATGTATATTGTTACAGGTAGCGATAAAGATAAGACAATAGAACAACTTGGAGAAGAACTTTGTAATAAGTGTCAAAGAGTTTATAATTGTTCTGGTAGCGATGTATATGAACAGAGTAATAATGTTTACAAATCTGATTGGGTATTACCAGAGGAAGTAAAATCATTTTTACAAGATGAATTAGATCATAGTCAGTTTCCAATAAGAACTGGTAAACATATTGAAACAAGACCTGGTGGAATTAATTTTAGTATTCTTGGTCGAGGAGAAAATGATTTAGATGAAAGACAAATGTATGTTGAACACGACCATGTTACTAATGAGAGAGCAGATATTGCAAATAGATTAAGAGATAGATTTCCATACCTTAATGTTCAAATAGGAGGTCAAACTGGTCTTGATATATCAAATGTAGATAAGAGTCAGATACTCAGAGATTTTGATCCTAGTGATGAAATACATTTCTTTGGAGATATGATGCACGAAGGAGAAAATGATTATCCACTAGCAAAAGCAGTTGAAGAAAGGGGCGGTTTTACGTACCACGTTAAAGATCATAGAGATTGTTTTTTAAGGTTGATGGAGTTATAACCGAATAGAAATGTAGGGAATCCAACATTCCCTTTTTTTATGTAATATGTTTAAATAGTATTGGATGCCGAAAGGATCCACAATCAACACTCGCTTATTAAGGAGAATTATGACAAACATTCAAAGGTATACTGCAAACAATCTTTCAGAATTAATGGATAAGATTGCAAGAAACAGTATTGGACTTGACTCATACATTGATCAGGTCTGGGGAACAACAGCACAAACTTACCCACCATATAATATTGTGCAACATAGCAATCATGAATCAAGTTTAGAGATTGCACTAGCAGGATTTAAAAAGAAAGAAGTTAAAGTTTACACAGAACACGGTAAACTACACGTAGAAGGTAAGAAAGAAGAGAAGAAAGAATCCGAATACGTACATCGTGGTATGGCACAAAGATCATTTGAAAGATCTTGGCAATTGTCTGAAGATGTAGAGATTAAAAAAGTTTCTTTTGAAGATGGTCTTCTTACTGTTGAATTAGGCAAGGTAGTTCCAGAGCATCATGCTCGAAAAGATTACCTCTAAATAAAATATCAAGGGATCTTGACGATCCCTTTTTTTATGTTATAATATAAGAGATGTAGAAAACAAAATGTCAATTAAACTAATCTTATTAAAATCAGGAGATCAAATTATCTCTGATGCAAAAGAGTTAGTGATGGGGGAAGACGAATCAAAGCAAAAGATTGTAGGATATCTTCTTAACAATCCTTTTAAAATTGTTAGTCAAAGACCCCTTCTTCTAACTGAAGAAGCAAGCAATAATGATACTTCAGTTGAGATTACTTTATCTCCTTGGATTCTTTTATCATCTGATAAATCAATTCCAATTAAACCAGATTGGGTAGTAACAGTTGTGGAACCATTAGACTCTGTTAAAAAAATGTATGAGGATCGATTAAATGAGCTCGAAAAACAAACAAGTGAAGGGACTTCTCTTAAAGGTTGATAATGTTGTCATCTGTGAAGTAGAAGAAATTCAAGCAGAATTGGGAGAACCTGATTGTAAAATACTGAATCCTTACCAATACGATAAGGATACAGGTCTAACACCTTGGCCAGATTTTGCGGGAAAAACTGAGATGATGTTAAGATCAGATGATATACTAACAATGGTAGAACCCAAACAAGAAATTATTGATGAGTATCTTGAACTAACAAAATAATGCGTTTTTATACTAACGTTCAGATGGTTGGAGACAACTTCTTAGTTCGTGGTTACGAAAATGGAAAACATTTCGCAATCAGAGAGAAGTTTTATCCAACTCTTTTTGTTCCATCTAAAAAAAGAACAAAACAAAAAACACTGGATGGTGACTATGTTGAATCTGTAGAACCTGGTACTGTTCGCGATTGTCGTGAATTTATCAAGAAGTATGATGGTGTTGAAAATTTTAACATCTATGGAAATGATAGATACATCTATCAATATATCTCAGAGAAGTATCCAGAGAAAGAAATTAAATTTGATATCAGTAAGATCAAACTCTTCTCGTTAGATATTGAAGTTAAGTCTGAGAATGGATTCCCAGATGTAGAATCTGCTGCAGAAGAAATATTATTAATTACAATACAAGACTATACAACTAAAAAGATTATTACTTGGGGACAAGGTCCTTTTAATAATACACAAGAGAACGTAACATATAAACAATTTGGTTCAGAGTATGAACTTCTAAATGCATTCATTAATTGGTGGATGATAGAAGATAATACACCAGAAGTTGTTACTGGTTGGAATATCCAACTGTATGATATTCCATATATCTGTCGTAGATTGGATCGTGTCTTAGGAGAGAAACTAATGAAACGATTTTCTCCATGGGGATTAGTAACAGAAGATGAGGTTTATATTCAAGGTCGTAGAAATATTTCATATGATATAGGTGGTATAACTCAACTTGATTACTTAGATCTTTATAAGAAGTTTACTTATACCAATCAAGAATCATATAGATTAGATCATATTGCTAATGTTGAACTTGGACAAAAGAAATTAGATCACTCAGAGTTTGATACATTCAAAGACTTTTATACAAAAGGATGGCAGAAGTTTGTAGAATACAACATCATTGACGTGGAACTCGTTGACCGTCTTGAGGACAAGATGAAGTTGATTGAACTCGCATTGACAATGGCATACGATGCAAAGGTTAACTATGAAGATGTATTTTATCAGGTAAGAATGTGGGATACAATAATTTACAACTATCTTAAAAGAAGAAACATTGTTATACCACCAAAGAATCGCTCTGATAAATCTGATAAGTATGCAGGTGCATATGTCAAAGAACCTATACCTGGCAAATATGATTGGGTGGTATCTTTTGATTTGAATAGTCTATATCCGCATTTGATAATGCAATATAACATTTCTCCAGAGACTTTACTAGATACAAGACACCCATCTGTCACAGTTGATAAAATCCTTGCTGAAGATATAACATTTGAAATGTATAAAGATAATGCTGTTTGTGCAAATGGTGCGATGTATCGTAAGGATGTTCGTGGGTTCTTACCAGAACTTATGGAGAAGATGTACAATGAAAGAGTCATCTTCAAAAAGCGAATGATTACTGCAAAGAAGAAGTATGAAAAGACCCCAACAAAAAATCTTGAAAAAGAAATTGCAAGATGTAATAACATTCAGATGGCAAAAAAGATTTCCCTTAACTCTGCTTATGGTGCTATTGGTAATCAATATTTTCGCTATTATAAACTTGCCAACGCAGAAGCTATTACACTATCTGGTCAGGTTTCTATTCGTTGGATAGAAAACCGTATGAACAATTATCTAAACAAAATTTTAAAAACGGAGAACGAAGACTATGTTATTGCCAGCGATACTGATTCCATCTACCTTAATCTGGGTCCTTTGGTTGAAACTGTATACAAAGGGAGAGAGACGACTAATGAAAGCATTGTGTCGTTCCTTAATAAGATCTGTGAGATGGAACTTGAAAAGTATATTACGAGTTCTTATGAAACGTTGGCGAACTACGTAAATGCTTATGATCAAAAGATGTTTATGAAACGAGAAAACATCGCAGATCGTGGTATATGGACAGCAAAGAAAAGATATATTCTGAATGTGTGGGATAGTGAAGGAGTCAGATATGCAGATGCAAAGTTAAAGATTATGGGTATTGAAGCAGTAAAGTCATCAACACCTGCACCTTGTCGTACGATGATTAAGGAAGGATTGAAAGTGATGATGAGTGGCACTGAAGATGAGATGATAGATTATATTGATAGTTGTCGAACTAAATTTAAATCATTATCTCCAGAAGAAATATCATTTCCTCGCACTGCATCAAACGTAGTAAAGTATAAAGGAACTAATAACATATATGAGAAGGGAACACCGATGCACGTTCGTGGTGCTCTCCTATATAATTTTTACGTTAAAGAGAATAAACTCGATAAGAAGTATGCATACATTCAGAATGGTGAGAAAATTAAGTTCTGCTATCTAAAGAATCCAAATCCGATTCGTGAAAATGTAATGTCATTCATTCAAGATTTTCCAAAGGAACTTAATCTTGAAAAGTTTATTGATTATGATACTCAGTTTGATAAAGCATTTCTTGACCCGATGAAAGCTGTGTTAAATGCAATTGGTTGGTCAGATGAAAAGAAGATTACTTTAGAAAGTTTTTTCTCTTGATTGCCAAAAATAGAATTTGATGTTATAATGT